ACCTAGTTGTGCAGGGTCAAAGATACCCATGATGGCTTTTATGTCATCCGACACCATACCAGCCGCCGCCATCGTGCCAGCAGGCGGTGGTTCTGGTTGCAAGCGCTGTGGAGGTGGCGCTGTTCTGCCTTCAATGTCTGTCTGCTTGTAGCGTAGCAAGGGGAATGACTTGATGTTGGCCTGCGCCCAATCCATCTCGTGACCCTCGTCTTGCCCTTCAGCCATAACCCACTTGGCTTTTGGTGCAAGAGCAATGGATTCGGTGATAGAGGTTTGCCAGAAGTTATACATACGCTGGCTATCTTTTGCGTAGCGCACCATGCCAAACTTCTTACGCTTGTCACCAATAACGACATGGCGGCCATAAACAGGCACGATTGGGATGTAGCGACAAGGCCAATCCCGTTCTTCGATAATCTCAATAGCGGTCAATTTCTTGTATTTGATGCTCTTTTTAAACGACTCACGCTCATCAATGATTGTGATTCCAGCCATTTCTAGGCGCTTAAAGAAGTCCTTGTCATCAGCAAAAGTGCTAGAACCATCGCTTAAAAGGTACAGCGTAGCCTTTTCACGGACTGTGTAGTAATACTCAGCGAGTCGAATATCCTCTTTTGTAATCCATTCCGACTGACTATCACCAGTACCGCGTTGGGTAAAGGATGTGCCGTCATCACTTTCTGGGTAGAGCGACCTAAATACCTCTTTGGGCATCATGGTCGTTATTAGGCACTTTTCAGCGTCTGAGCCGTCTGGCAATATGGAATTTGGGTCGTAATAGACTGTGAAAGGGTTATCTACTGGGTCAATAAAGATTTCTTGGTCGAACGAATCTTCACTTATGTAGTCTGTGCGGACACGCATATATCCCCATCCCATGCGAACTGCATAGTCAAAGGCGTTGTCATAAGCGTGGTCTGCGTTGGAATTAACCTCAATGTGGCGAATAATGCCTTGAATGTCTTGCGCTTCCACCATCTGCTCATGCGTATTAGTAGCGTGAACTTTAATTCGTGGGCGTTGTTGGCGCTGTTGGTTGGCAACTTGACGGCAATAGCCATCTAGTTTGTTGATGGTCAGAACTGGGCGTGATTCGAGGTTACGGCTGTTTTGAAGTTCAACAGGCCATTGGTCTCCGCTAACGAACTTCAAATCTTCCAACGCCTCTTGGCGGTTCATCGTGTCTGCGTCATTGCAGAACTTCAAAAAGTCTACCGCCTCTTGAATTATTGGGTCGTAATCATCTGCCATATTTATCCCATCCAACTGTTAGGCTGACCATAATATTGATTCTGAACCTTACGCCTTGGCTTCGGCTCGTTAATCATCAGTCCGATGTATCTAAACGCATCCGCGCCATGACTGTACTGGTCGTGAAGCGGTTGGCGGCTAAATTGCCCCGTTTCTGGGTCTACATCGTAACGATAATGTCTAAGGCATTGTAGACCATCGTAGCAATTTTCTCTATCAAACCAACAATTTCTGAATATAGTTCGTGCCGCATTTATAGAGTCCGCTATTGGTGTTCTCTCGATTATCCGTGTCTTGTAGCCTGCCGCCCTCACAATTTCCTCGATGGATTTGCCGTTGCTTGCCAAGGTTTTGTTCTGTGCATCGTGCGGTAGCCATAGCGTGTCATACATATAACCATAGGTCTGCATCAACGCGAGGTAATGGCTAATCGTCTTTTGGCTATCTTCGTGGTAGCGAATTAGCCGAGTCTCCATGCCAATGAACTGCAAGAACCAAATTGCTGTGCTATCTGCCCACCCAAGGTCAAAGATGGCGTGAACTGGCTTGGTAGGGTCGTAGGTAACTTTTGTGATGCGCCCATTTAATTCTGCCACTTGCATCTCTTGGGCAAAGATAGCGCCATCCACAGTCAAACGGCACAAGCCTTCCCATACTGTTTGGTAAGCGCTTGGGTCACGGCTTTTGAGCGCGTCTTTCTCAAATGCCAAGACTTCTGGAAACCATGGGTTATCTGACCAGTTAATCTTTTGGACTACCGCCTGCTCTGGTGGTCGGACAACAAATCGCTGATAAGTCTCGTCTGTCTCCAACTCTGGGTTGAATGTGACCCATATTTCGCTTCCCTCTTTACGAATGGTAGGAATCAGCGTGTTCCAACTGTGACGGCTAACTGTCTGCGCTTCCTCAACCCAGCAGTAGTCAACGCCCTCATACGATTTGACATTTGCCACATTGTTCTTCAGCCCAACAAAGGCGAACTCTGTGCCGTTCTTGCCTCGTATAGCGCTTTGGGTTATCTCGTAGAAACCATCCAATCCCATTAGGGTTATCTGGTCGCACAGTAACTTGTGGACAGAATCCTTGATTGAGGTCTGATATTCACGGGCGCACAAGACGCGAATCTGGCTCTTTGCGCCAAGCACTAGCAAGGCTTTTGCCGCTGAATGGCTCTTACCAGCACCGCGACCCCCGTAATAGACTTTGTAACGCGCCTTGTCGAACAGGCTTGCCATCTTTACGGGAAACTGTGCATTACTCTCCATTAGGCTTTACAAAGGTCACATTGATGCCCGTCACCAAAGGCGCACCATCAGCACCCGTTATCTCGGTCTTTGTGCTTTCTCTGTACTTCTTGGGGAATCGTGCCGCCATTGAGCGTGACCAGATTGAGGAATTGAGTTTGTCACCTTCCTTGGTCTCGACCATCATGGATTGGGCAATGTTCTCCCACCAATCGAGTTCATATTCCTTCGCTTCATCCAAGGCGTGCCGAAATTCCTCATGCGCGTCTTTCCATGAGAATAAAGTTCTAGTTCCTATGCCCAAATTTGAAGCAATTTGTTCTATTGATTTTCCGAGTTTGCCCAACTCTATTACCTTATCGCAATAGATAGGGTCATAAAGGCTTGGTCGACCAACTGGGCGTTTCTCGTCTGTCATTTCTTTGCGGTCTTAGCCGACTCTTTAAATGCTTTAGCCGTAGGTGCGCCCTTTGAGCCTGGCGTTCTCATCTTCTCTACGGGCTTGCCTTCTGCCTTTTCGCGCTTGATGCGTTCTTGTTTGGCATGGATGTTTGCGTATAAACCTTGTTTCATCAGCAATTCCAGTTCTTTAGTGATGCCTTGGCTCGTTCGGCTGGGCCTTTGGCGTTCTTGACTACCCCTTCCATGCGAGCGCAGAAAGAGGCTTTACGCCCTTCGTCTTTCTTCGTCTTAGGATTTGGGGCTGGTGGCTTTAAATTGGCGTTGTTCTTAGCGTTGTACTCAGCACGACCTTTAGCCGTCATTCCAGCGCCTTTTTCCGTTGGGTTGTAGGTCTTGCCTTTACCCGTGGTCTTATGCTCTATCGGCTTGTCATGCTTTTTCATTTAAAAATCTCCATTTGGGGCGTTTGATTCTGTGGCCCACGCTCAACATACTTCAAAATAATGTCTGCATTTCTCTCAAACCAACCAAGTCGTGTATTGCATTGTTGGCACAACACGCCCCTGTAAGTCCGTGGAATCTTGTGGTCAATGCACATTTTTTTGGCTTTTGTCCCACAAATTTCGCAAGGTTGTTCACGCAAATACTTTGCTTCTTCAAGGCACAAGCCATACTTTTTCTTTGCGTCATACCTTAATTGGTTATAACGCAAATTTTCTGGCAAAGTGCCATTGTTAGCAAACTTTTGCTTTGGTTTCATTTTTTCTTAGACTTGGCTTGTGCTTCGCGTTTGACAGCGTAACTGATTGCCACGGCTTGACGTACAGGCTTGCCTGCCTTTATCTCGGCTTTAATGTTCTCTTTAAACGCTTTCGGGCTTGTCGATTTCTTGAGGGGCATCGTCTTTCTCCATTTCGGTTAATGTCCATTGGCATTGCTGAATTGCACCATTGATTTGATGTAATTGCATTTCCAATTCCTTGCCTTTGCTGATTAGGTCTTGAATTCTTAGGTTTATTAGTTCTTTAGTCATACATTTTCCTCTATTACTGCACAAATGTCTTGCCAACTCATTTTTAAGTGACGCTCACCATTTAGGTTTAATTCTTCGAATTTCAAATACTCGTCTTTGTAATCCCTTGCCAATGTTCCAAACATGATGCGGTCTCCCACAGCAACGCCTTGGAATATTGCATCTTCACCAGCCGCCACCACAGTACCGATAGATTCGGCTTCTGCCATTGTGCTAGTGTCTAAGATTAAAGATTTGACGCGAGGAATTGGCTTGACAATGATTTTGTCTCTCAATGGCTTGACAATCATTCTGCCACCTCTGTTTTTACTTTAGGTGGTCTACCCATGCGCTTGGGCTTCAAAAAGTCCCCAGTAGGTTCTGGGGTAAGTTCGGCAACTGCTATCGCCTTAAATTCTCCGCAAGTCTCTTGTGGACTTCGGTTTTGGTATGTCGGAAACCTACGGCACAACCCTAATATTGAGTTGTTGTCGTGGTAATGCCGACAGTCCTTACAATGCTCAGTAGCCATAATCAACTCCTTTTGATTTGGTTAGAAGCCCCACAGTCCCGACTGATTGTGGGGTTTCGCTTTTTACATCTTGTCTTGGGCGTGTTCGTAGCGCTCATGTGAGTAGCACTCTTTTTCAGAACTGCCACCCTTCATTTCACCCAAACGACCATCATGCATACCCATGTGCTTGGCTTCGCGCATACCAATGCCGTCTGCCTTACCCATGCCCACACCGCCTTCGATTGGCATTTTGCGCTCACCAGATGTGTCAGACGATGTTGCGCCTTTAGGTGGAGTTGCACCAGTCATAGACTTCGCACCACCATATTCGCGGTCAACTTTAGACGCGCCAACTTTTTTTTCGCCTGTGCGGTCACTAGATTTAGCGCCTTTTGGCTCGACTTCCATTTTTGGATATCCCATTTTCATTCCTTGCAAGGTTATGGTTCTGACATTGTGCCACAATCAGCCCATGTCTATTGCATTATAGGAGTTTTTTAAATGCCTACCAACTTTAAATTTGAACAGTCTAAAAACAAGCCCCAGTCTGGTGGTCACTATGTAATGGAACGCGAATACAAAAAAGAAGCCCGTAAAGTCGCTGAACTCGAAAAAGAATTAAAGGCTCACGAAAAGACTAGCATGGAAAAGGCGCATCCACCTTTGTCGCATGAGGCTAACCAGAAAGAAGCGCCTCTGCCAAATATGCGTAAGTATTAAAGTTGATAGCCGCCCTCATAAAGCAGAGATATTCAACTTCCTTGGTATTTGCACAGTTCAAGGAAAATAAGGCGCTAACCCTTATTACGGCTACCAACACGGCTGGAGACTACTGACTCTCTATACTGTGTGCATAGCGTCAAACACAATCCCCATGCGTGTTGATACTAAGTTTATTTTAGCCATAAACCCCGTTTTTGTAATTCTTGTAGGGTTTTTTCATGTGCGTTGTCCCACATAGCCTGCCGTTCCTCTTTGGACAGACACATTCCTTGGTCTAACTGTGCGTGGCATGGGTAGCACAATGCGGCTGTGTATTCGTCTGAAGCCTTTATCCCACGCCCTTTGCCGTGTTTAGCCCAATTACTATGAGCCGCTTGCGTCTGACCCTCTGCACCGCAATGTTGACAAGGCAAGTCAGCCACATTCTTTAGGTGGTTCTTGCTTCTGAAGTAATTAAACTTGGGAATAGGTGATGCCATGCTCTGCCCCCCACGCGAGTAAAAATTCCACGAACTCGGTGGCCTGTTCTTTGGTAAA